TTTCTATCAGGCTCCGGGAGAGCCAAAGATGCCCAGCGGATCGCTGACACCGAACGAATAACGCTCGCGTGCTTTGTAACGGACGTTGCCGGTATCAAAGTCACCGTCCATGCCGGTAGACATGGGGGTACGAACGAAATGCTTCAGACCGTTAGGAACGTCAGTGGTCAGGAACCATGCGTTAGTGTCGGTCAGATAGTGGTTAACGGTGTAGCCCTCTGGGATAGAACCGTTGTTCTTCAGCGCGTTGATATCGTTATCAGCAGTACCGACACGGAGTTCGGTATCCAACAGACGAGTAGCAACGAACATCAGAGCAGGCGGAATAATCAGCTTTTTGGGCTTAGCAGCAATCAGCAAACCACGCTCGTCAGTCCAAGCAGCGATCTGAATAACAGCGTTTTCCAACGATGTTTCGTTCAAATCAGCGCCAGTAGCGGGGCGGTTGCTGTTAACACCACCAGAGATCAGGGGGTGGGCTGTCGAGCACAGAACTTGTCCGTCACCGTAGGTGGGACCGCCAGTAAAGGCGTTGTTCAGTACATAGGCAGCTTTGACCTGCTTGGTGTAAGCCATACCACGAGCCAGAGCTTTGGTATAGCGGCTGGAGAGGCTGTCATACAGGTTATCTTCCACAGCTTCCTCAGTGATGGAAAAGCCCATCGCAATGGTTTCGTGGGTATAACGAGCAGTCCAAGCTTCCTGCGCATTGTCATAAGCAATGGCAGAGCCCTCGTTCTTCACCGGAGCGGCGGAGAAGCCAGACAGCTTGGTTTCCTCTTCAAAACTACGCTCCGAAGTTTCGGTTTCGTAGATTTCCTTGTGCTCTTCGCCATACTTGGCGTACTCAAGGCCGAACAAAGCATTCAGGCCGGGGAGCAATTCCTTGAGCAGTTGTGCGCGACTAATTGCCATGATTTACTCCTTAGACGCCTGTGGTGTTGTTATAAGTATGGGTGTTGATCTTGACGATCATCTCCACATACGCATCGCTGCCAGTAGCGGTAGCAGGCACAACATCAACAATACGGATTGGCAACGTATTAGTAGTAGCCGTAGTATCGTCAATAGCCTGTGCAGAGTTACCGGTGTTGGCATCGCCAGCATTCAGAACCACCGAGGTATTCTGACCCACTGCGGTACGGCCCAAGGAGCCCATAGTCGTGCCAGAAGACACAACAGCCACTTGGAACAGAGCGCGGGGATCATCAACCACATAGGCCACCACGTTGGTCACACCAGACGACGGAGCGTACTGGGCTTGAACGGTTTGACCCGAAGAGTTGGTGTACTGAACACCTACACAAACGCCAAGCGTCTGAGAGGCAGCTGAGCCGTTGCTGACAACGGCGCATTTACCGCTGGACAGCATTTCGACAAGATCGCCATTGTACATAGCGCCGGAATCAACCGGCACTAGGCGAGTAGAACCCACATAAGGAGTGCCACCGATACTGTTGATCGGTTTAAATCCATATGGGGCGCTAACGGTGGGGTAAGCCATGTTAAGCTCCTAAAAGATTAAGTACCTTTACCGAAAGTAACCTTCGATGACCGCTCTTTAAAAAGAGGCATACGAGGGTCGTTTTCGCGCATGTAAGTGTTATCTACCGATTGCATTTGCGATTCCGCTTGTTGGCGATAATACGCATCACGCTGTTCGACAAATTCCACCGGGGTTTTGCAAAGCAAAAGACCGCCGATTTCAACACAACCCGGAAAACGAGCGCTGCCCATTCCGTATAGTTGAATTTCGGGGTGGTCAACTGCTTTTACAGGTTCCCAGCCTTCACGTAGTTTGCCAGAAAGATTAGTGGCGTCATCTTTACCTAGAGAATTCACGCGAATCCAGCGAAATACATAACCCGGTTCGGGTGTTGCATCGGGCAAAAGCTGCGGAGGTGCCCATTTGCGCGGACGCAAAGTAGCCTCACGAGTTTTGTTAGCGCGGGGGGCGCGAGCATCGGTGTTAAGAGTTTCGTCCATAATCATTTCCTCATTTCTTCCGCAACCTTACGAGCATAGAGTTCCAGTGGAACACCAAGCCGCTTGGCGACTGCAACCTGTGACTGCGTTAGTACGATTTTTTTCGGCGCTGTACTACGCGTAGCAGGAGCTACAACATTGCTGGATCTTGTTCGCTGAGTAGGCGCATCAGCGGGTTCCTTCCCTCCAAGCTGGTCAGGAAACCTTTCTTGCAGGTCTGTGTCGATACGTCTATAGTATTCGTCACTTCCTGCTGGAATACCTTCAGCTACCAAATCATCATGCAGGCCAAGAGCGTAAGCCGTCATGCGTTTATTGGTACCCCACCACGAATTTCGGTCAATCCAAGACTGTAATTTACCGTCAATTTGTGTTGAAGTTTGCTGTCTTTGGTCGGTTTGTACCTCAGTTTTTTCTTCTTGTAAAGTGGTAGGCCGATAATTATTTACTTTATCTGCCTTTATTTGAGCCGCTAAAAGGGCTTCTTGTGCCTCAATGGTGGCATCCGTATCATAAGATTCAAGCGCCTGTTTATACTTGCGTTTGGCTTCTTCTACCTCGTTTGCCACTACCTTTTTAGCCTGTTCCAGCAGGGCGGCTTGCCCCTCAGACAGCGATCCTTTGAGCTTTTTATTCTCTTCTACTACCGCCTGTGCAAGCCGTAAAGCCTCTTCTTTTTCCCGCTGAGCGGCTTCTTTTGCACGCCGTTCCTCGTGGTAGCCTTTAGTAAAGTGCTTAAAACGCTGCCGAACGCTTTCAGAATAGGTCTCTAACTCAGCGTCAGTTGGCTCCGTAGGCGGCTCCACCATCGGCTTTCGGTTTCTATCTTCTTCTGGAGTATCGTCCACAATTTCAATATTGGACGCATCTGAGGCTTCTAGTAAAGCGTTTGCTTTTTCTTCCGCTTTTGCCGTTTCATCGGGGAATACAAATTCCGTTTTTTCAATTTCAGCCATTATTTACTCCTTACGCACGTTTAATCCCGCGTGGATCTTGAACCACGGCTTCAACAGAATCATCATTAATGAGTCTGAATTCTTTGCCGTGAATCTTGATGCGGGTACCGGTATTAGGCCGAACTAGCACAAAATCCCCCACTTTACAGGAGGGTCCAGAAGGGAACCTTTTGTCGTCTTTATACGCATCAGGACCCATTTTTACAACGAATAGTACGGGAGACAAGAGTTCTTCATATTGAATAGTCTGTCCGGCTTTAATAATGCCGCTATCGTATTCCTCGTCAATATCAGGTAGCACACATAATAGGTGAAAAGTGGACGGTTCAGGAATTTGCGTGGCTTTTTCTTCTGCCTCTCGGTTAAGAATACCCGACAAATCAACCGCTTGAAGGTCAAAGTTAGTTGTCATCATCCTCTTTCAGTTTTCGCACGAGGTCAGCAATTTCACGTTGTGCGGTTTGCAGACCCCGGATAACTCCGCACAACTCCCGGTACTCGGAATAGTCTTTGACTTGTCCTTGCACCAAAGCCTGAGAATGACTGGCTTTCTGTTCTTCAATCTTACGATTAAGCAATTCCAGTACTTGATCGTCCATTAATCTCCTTTACGTCCCGACGGTTTCGCAGTCGGCTTGGGTTGATTTTTCATCTGCTCAATCTTGGCTGCGGCTAACGCACGCTGCTGGTCAAGTTTTTGCTGATGCTCTTTTTGTTTGTAAGTGAGTCCTAACTGCTGTTCTTGACTCTTTGTATACATGTTTTGCTGATGCTGCTGCGCTTCCATTGTCATGCGCTGCCGAGCCGCTGCCATCTCCTGCTCGTGCTTCCGCTGCATAGCCATCATCTCTTGCTGGTGCCGCTGGGCAAGCATTGCCGGGTCTTCCTGTTTCCCAGCCTCTTGTGCTTTCAGCTGCAACTCCGCCTGCTTGATCGCCAGATCGCCCTGCACTTTCTGAGCCTTGATCTGGGCTTCCTGAGCCTTGATCTGCAACTCCTGCTGCTGCATCTGGATGATCGGGTCTTGCATCTGCTGCTGGGCTTGTTGTTGTGCCGCCTGCCCTTTGTGAATTGTCATCAGTTGCTGTGATGCCTGCGCAACCAACTTGGATAGCTCAACTTCCACCAACTCGGGCAGTTGCTGATCCGGTGCCGGTAGCGTAGCGCCAAGCCGCTCTTGTACCTGAGCGCGATACTGGAAAGCCACATGCTCTGCGATATGCGCCATGATTGCAGCTTGAATTTGCTGTGCCATTGGCGTTTGTCCAAGCTGCCCCATAACCATCGGGTCTTGCAGCATGGACATGTGTGTAGCGATATGCGCATCATGATCTTGCGTTAAAAATGCTTTGGCGGGCTTGCCTGTCAGGAACGACATGTTCTCGCTGATCGGATCACGCGGCTTCATGTCCTCGTCAATCGGCACCAGCTTCTCGGCGTTCTTGACCCCCAACACCTCAATCATCTGACGGTGCAACTGGGGCAAGTCGTAAATCTGCGGGGCACCCTGAGCCAACTGAATAATGGCTTGGTACTGCATGATCCGCTGCGCCATCGTAGCGCTGTTGGGGTCCGACACGGGGATAACATCCACCATGTCATAGTCAGCTTGCTTGGTCTGACGGTCTCCCTTAACCGGGGTGTATGCGTACTCTGCCGGGGTGTTTTCTCTGATGATCTCCTTGAGCAGCTTGAACTCCTGCTTCATGGAGTAGTGCACCCGCGCCTGCACAGCCGACATGGTTTTCAGCTGCCGCTCAAGCAGTGCCAGTGTAGTGCCAACCGGGGAGTTAGCGCTCATGTCGCTAACCTGCATATCCGCTATAGACCCCAGACGCCGTGCTTCAAGCGTAATCTTGTCAAGCAACCCTGCCAAAACTTGACTTGGCTCCTTGTACGGAAGCGGCATGATGTTGTCGCGCACCGCCCCGCTTGGAATGTCCACATCGCGGAACTCCCCCGGCTGAATCGGAGTGTCGTCCCCTTTGATCCGCAAACCACGGGTTTTCAGTCCACCGGGCAGGTTGCTCAGAGTACCCGCGTCAACAAGTTGGCGAATGATTGAAGTACCAGCCCGTGCGTATCCCCCAATCAGGTGGATGTAGCCAATGCCATAAGCACCAAACCCGGTAACGTAGTCATACTGTACAAAGTGGTCGCGCTTCTGTTTGCGCTCATCGTCCTCCCGCCAGTTGCGGTAGATGCTCAATACGTTATTTGTGCCCCGATCAATCGTAATAATGTACGGCAGCGCAATCCCGTCTTCAGACTCAAACCCCGGCAAATCAAACTCTACTGCCGTCTCAAACAGCTGATAACGATTGTCTTCTGTAAGTGTATACCCTTGGTCTTCCGCCTTTTTCTTCTCAATATCGCTGAAAAAGGATTGCGGCTCTCCCAGATCCACTTCCCTGTAAAAGCCAGCTACCTGCAAGCGCTTAATATCATTTTCGGTCTTACGCATCAGGTGCGTAGCCCGTTCCGCGTTGCGTACCCCGCTACAGCCGTAGGGCAGAATAATGTCTTCTGCCGGGATAAACATCGCTACTTGCCGATCTTTGCTGGTATCAAAGTAAACTTTCTTAAACGCACACCCAGCTAAACCCAAATTAAACAACATCCGCTCATGCTCGGTGCGATACTCTGGCATTTGCTCGGTAAGCCGCCAGTTCATATCATCACGCACGCGGTTGGCTGCTTCTTCTTTCAGCCGGTCAACAGCGCCAACAATTTCAGTCTTAACCGGACCCGCTGCTGGAAACGTCTCAATAATGGTTTCTGACTGGAACCGCACTGCGGCTTCTGTCAGCAGGGTAGAAAACACACCACAAGCCCCTGTCCACGGCTCAGTGCGCTCTTCATACTTCATCCCCAACACTTCCAACCCTTTGACATAGGTCTCTACCCAGTCTTTGCGGGAAGTAATATCCGCCTCAATTAGCTCTGTCAGTTCACTGGCAATCTTCTGTAACTCACCTTCGCTGAGATGTTCTGCCAAGTTAGCATCGAACGCGATACCCTCGTCCATCTCAGTACCCGGCATCAGATCAATCTCGACCCCATCAATACCCACCCGAAGACCTTCTGGATCTTCAATCTCAATCTCTATAGCGGGGCTATCATCTAGCGCGATGTCGTCTAATGAAGTAAGACCGAGCGGTGCACCACCAATTGCCGGGACCATATCAGAAGCTGCCATTTTCTATCCTTAATAGTAAGCCGCCCTACGGCGTGACTTGAAATACCGTGGTTCGTCTGGCTCGTCCGAGTTTAGCCGAATAAACCCGCCTTGTCTAAACCGCATAAGCGCCTGACTGGTGGTATCCACATAGTCGTCATTATCGCCGTTTGGAAACGATGCAACCTCCTCTATCACTTCCCGCGCCCAGCGGGTGTCAGGTGCCCAGACCATTCCCGAAGCAAATAAGTCTGCAACCGCATTTAAGCGCACTATTTTGTCGTTGCCCCGGCTGGGGTTTGTCTCCATCACGGGTATCCCCATACTACGCAACTCTTGTATCAAGGGTGCGCCAGCCGCTTTTTTCTCGACAATAAACGCGTCCGGTTTCCATTCTTTATATTGTTTCAGCGCTTCCTGCTTTAAATCTGGAAATGTCAGCCTGTCTTTAAACGCATTTAGCAAAATAACCTGTGCGGCACTCTGCTCTTCTTCATTATAGAAAACGCCCCAAGTAGTACACGCACTGTAGTCGGCGGAGGTTTTTGCCTCGAAAGCCGTGTCCCATGACTGAATAACATAGTCACACTCTGGCGGATCCTCACCGGGCCATACCCGCCATACTTTGCGCGATACTATAGCAGCATTATTGGACACCGGATTCTGCATGTACTGGGCGTTCCAATACTGCGGGTCCATCGCGGCTTTTTTCTGTTTTAGCGAGTCCAGAGGCCATTGTTCAGGCCAAAGGGATTTTTCTTGCGGGGTATCTTCAAATAATATGGCAGGCAACTCCACCACTTCCCACGGATCGGAGTCCGGGTTATTCATCTGGTAGTCCAGCAACCGCCCTGTCAGGTCCAATTTACCCCAGCGGGTCATTACGATGATGATTTTGCCCCCCGGCATCAGACGCTGCAACGGACCGGTCTGGAACCAACTCCAAGCAGTATCAAATGCCAGCCGACTATTGGCTTTTACGTCCTGTTCCGAGTGGGGATCGTCAATAACGAACAAATCAGCACCACGACCAGCAAGAGCACCGCCGACACCAGCAGCATAGTACTGACCGCCAGCGCCTGTACTCCATTTACCAGCTGCCTTTTGATCGTCGGCGACGGTGGTTTTGGGAAATAGAGCGGCATAGTCCTCTCCGTCAATCAGGTTTCGTACCCGGCGACCAAAATCTTCGGACAAACCCGCTGTATGGGTCGCCATAATGATCTTTTTTTCTGGAAAATTGCCAAGAAAGAAGGCTGGGAACAGGTAAGAAGAGAATTCAGACTTACCCATACGGGGGGCAATGTTGATAATCACCCGTTTTTTCTTCCCGGTAATCACATCGCTAAATATTTTTGCCAGTTTGCGGTGATGAGCGCCCACTTTAAACCCCGGATACACCGACTTGGCAAACTCGATCATGTCTGTACGCGCCAACTGTCTTTTTTTACTTTCTTCAGCCTTGTCCAACATGTCCAAATAGTCCATTTTTTCCTCAATG